TGCCGAGGTTCTTGATTCCTTCCTTCGCACCACCGTTTTCAAAGGCAAAGTCCGTGAGCGGAACATCCGCGGCGGCAAGAGCGTTGCCTTCCCGATCACCGGCCGTCTGGAGGCTTCGTACCACCAGCCCGGCACCGCGATCACCGGTACTGGGAATGATCCCAGCGACCTGAACGAGCGCGTGCTGACCCTCGACGCTTTGATGATTGCCGACGTGGCGATCCTCGAAGTTGACGAGCTGATGTCCTACTTCGATGTTCGGCAGGTCTACACCACCGAACTCGGACGCGCACTCGCTTACGAGTACGACAAGCGTGTTGCCCGCATGATTTTTGCGGCTGCAAGCAACACCACCCAGCCTCTGAGCAAGACCATCAATGCTCACAAGACTGGTAATGCCATCACCCTGGGCACTGACTACACCGGCGCTTCTGCCACCCGTCAGGCCAAGGGCGACGCTCTGGTCAACGCCATCTTCGATGCCCGCGTTGCCTTCGAGCAGAAGGACGTGCCCGTTGACGGCATGTATGCAGTCTTCACTCCTGAGGACTACTTCCTGATCTCGCAATCGTCCCGCGCAATTAACGCCGACTTCAACGGCGGTGGCGGCGGCAACGGCACTATTGCTACCGGTCAAACCCTGCGTGTGGCTGGCATCCCTGTGCTGATGTCTAACCACGTCACCCAGGCTTCTTACACCCTGGTTGCTGGTGACCACAACGCCGATTACGCCCAGGATCTGTCCAAGTGCAAGGGCCTGATCTTCAGCAAGGAAGCCGTTGGCGTCCTGACCCTGCTGAACCCTGCCCTGCAAATGACTGGCCCCGAATATAAAGTTCAGTATCAATCTGAGCTATTAGTGGCACGCCAGGCACTCGGCATGGGAGTCCTGCGCGCAGAGTCCGCTTGTAAGATCGTCATCCCCTGAGCGCAGGGGGACGAATGTTCACTCTGGGGCTGGCTTCGGCTGGCCCCTTTTTTTGTTCTCTTGCAGAATGAGCACTACAAGCCTGTAGTGGTCAAATGGGCGTAGAGAACCAAGCGGTCACGCCAGGCAGGACAACCCTCCTGGATGCCGTCAACGTATTGCTGGAGAACATCGGCGAACAGCCGGTGAACACGCTCGAAGACGAGCAGATCATTGATGCGCGGATTGCAGAGCGCACCCTGCTGGAGTTCCACAAGGACGGGCAGGTCAAGGGCTGGAGCTGGAATACCGAGTTCGAGTACGAGTTCAGCAAGGACACCACTACCAACAAGATCAGGGTTCCCGAGAACGTGGTGCGGTTCTCGATGGACCCCTACGACTACGCCGGCCGCTTTCAGCTGCGTGGTCAGTACGTCTACGACCGTCAGACCCGCACGAGTGTGCTGGGTAGCGACATTCCCCACCTGCACGCCGATGTGATCTGGCTGCTGCCCTGGGATGAGGTTCCTGAGGCCTACAACCGCTGGGTGACCATCCGCTCGGCCCGCGTGTTCTCCAACCGCGTGCTGGGCTCTGACGCTCTTTACAAGTACACGATCCAGGACGAGCAGGACGCCAAGGCAACGCTTGAGCGGATGGAGCAGCAGGTCGAGCAGGCAAACATCCTGACCGGCGGCCGGAACTACCACCCATTCCCGACTTATGCGCCGGCTTCTGGCCTGGCGACTCGTCGGATTAGTGCAGGACTGCGCCTCTGATGAGCCTCTACTCCTACGCCATTCCGAACCTTGCGCAGGGCATTAGCCAACAGCCCGATGCGCAACGCGACCCCAGCCAGGGGGAGATCCAGATCAACGGCATGTCCTCAATCCTTGAGGGCTTGCGCAAGCGGGACTGCACGCAGACGATCGCCCTGGTGTCGAACACCGACTTCGGCGATGCGTTCATCCACAGCATCTTGCGGGACAACGTTGAGGAGTTCCTGGCCGTCATCTCGAACAACCAGATCAGGGTCTTTGACCTTGACGGGGCAGCGCAGACGGTCAATGCCCCAGGCGGCTACGGCTACCTGACCTCTGTCACTGACGCCCGCGCCCAGATCCGCGCGGTGACGATCGCTGACTTCACCTTCATCACCAACACCAACACGGCTCCTGCGATGCAGGCCACGTTGGCCCCGGCGACTGCACGGCCTGCAGCGCACGAAGCACTGATCTGGGTGCGTGCCGCGAACTACGGCCAGACCTACACGATCAACGTCAACGGCAGCCAGTCGCAGGTGCAGACGGCCGTCGCCCCCGTCGTCACCAGCGGCACCACGGTCACTGAGAACCGGATCAGCTCCGAGGACATTGCGGCCAACTTGGTCACGGGCCTGACGACTGCTGGCCTGACCGGGGTGACCATCGCCCGGAGCGGGTCGGTCATTCACCTGCAGTCGGCTAGCGCGATCACCGTGTCAGCCACTGACGCTCGGGCTAACGCCGACATCACGGCGATCTTGAGCGAGGTGCAGGCGTTCACGGAGCTGCCGACCATTGCTCCACAGGGCTATCAGGTTGCAATCACTGGCGACCCCGGCAACAACTTTGACGGCTACTACGTCGAGTTCACGCCCAACAGCGGGACGTTTGGCGAGGGCACCTGGAGCGAAACGGTCAGCCCTGGCGTGGAGTTCCGGGTTGACGAGGACACCATGCCGCACCTTCTCGTGCGGCTTCCAAACGGCAACTTCTACTTCGGTCCAGCAGACGGCAGCACTCAGGGCGGGATCACGATTCCGAGCTGGGGCGAGCGCGTTGCTGGCGACTACGACACCGCGCCGGATCCCAGCTTCATTGGCAATCCGATCAATGACATCTTCATCTACAAGAACCGGCTCGGGTTCCTGGCGGATGAGAACGTCATCCTCAGCCGGGTGCGGGAGTTCTTCGAGTTCTTCCCTGAGACAGTCACTGCGGTTCTGGATACTGACCCTATTGATGTTGTGGCTAGCAACAACAGGGTCTCCGTTTTGCGGTACGCGGTGCCGTACCAGGACGAACTGATCCTTTTCTCGTCTCAGTACCAGTTCCGCTTCAACGCGGCGGAGACGGTGCTGACGCCAGCCACGGCCCAGATCACGGTGTTGACCCAGTTCGAGGTTGACGAGAACGTCCGGCCTCAGCTGGCTGGCGGCGGGATTGTGTTCTGCCAGGCCAACGGCGACTTCTCGATGTTCCGAGAGTTCAGTGTCCGGGGTGCTGGTACGGCGCTGACGGCCGACGCCCAAGACCTCACCGGCTACGTCTCGGCGTTTGTCCCTAGCGATGTCTTCACCATGACGGTGAACGACACCAGTAACGCCTTATTCGCTGTCAGCTCCAGGGCAAACCGCCAGAACCGGATCTATGTCTACAAGTACTTCATCCGCAATGCCGGAGAAGGGGCCGAGCGAGCCCAGTCCAGCTGGAGCTTCTGGGAGTTCAACGGAGCAGACGAGATTCTCCAAGTGCTCTGCGTGCGGGAGACCTTGTTCTGCCTCATGCGGTACGGCACCGACATCTTCTTAGAGCGGATGCCGGTGCAGGACCGTTCTCCTGAGCCACCGGCCAACGCCCCTTATCCGCTGCTGCTGGATCGCCGGATCTCCACCACAGCCGAGACCCCGACTGCCATGCGGGTTTCGGCTGGCACCTACAACGCCTCAGCCAATACGACGACCTGGACGTTGCCGTTCTCAGCCGCTGCTGAGATGCAGGCCTGGTCCGGCTGGAACACGACCGGCAGTGGCGGCGTGAAGCTGGCGACCATCACCACTGGCACCAGCGTGGTGGCCAACGGGGATTGGAGGAATCAGCCGATCTACTTCGGCGAGCCCTACAACTTCCGCTACAGGTTCACTCGCTTCAAGCTCTACAAGGAGATCGGTGGCGGCAAGGCCGCGGCCAACGTTGAGCGGACGCAGGTTCGCAACGCCAAGCTCCGGTATCACGAGACGGCGCACTTCAAGATCCACGTCATCCCGGAGGGCCGGGATACGGGCATCTACACGTTTGACGCCACGATCCTGGGCAGCCGTGTTTCAGAGCTAGGCGCCATTAACGCCACAGGGTTCGACCCTGACAACAACCGTTTCTACGAGGGTGTTTTCAACATCCCAATCATGAGCCGCGGCGAGCGGTGCATGGTCGAGATCCACAACGAAACACCCCACCCTTGCAAGTTCTCAACTTGCGAGTGGATCGCCCTACTGACAGGCAAAGCGAGGTCTCTCCGATGAGATGGATTCAGGCCGATGAGGACGTGGCCATGGAGATTGGCCTCAACATCCGGGAGCAGGACGAACACGAGGTTCGACTTAGCCATGGGATGACAGGGCTTGAGGCCGTTCTTGATAGCTACATCGAGAGCGACATCTGCATGGCCATTGAGGGCGACAATGGCGATCCCGTTGGTATTACCGGCGTTTGCCAAGACCGGATCTGGCTGCTGGGCACATACGCCCTAACTGCAACCAAGAACCACCGCCGTCAGCTTTGCCTGCATGGTCGGGAATGGGTTGACTATTGCCTAGAGGAATCGGGGGGCTTTTTGCAGAACATGACTTATTCCAAGAACACCGGAGCCATTCGTTGGCTGCGGCACCTGGGGTTCACGGTCGAAGACCCCATGCCATACGGCCCTAGCGCCGCACTGTTCTGTCCCTTCTGGAGGCAACTCTGATGGCAGTCGCACCATCCGGCACTCCAAGTGTTCCGTTCAGCCTGGACCCGGTTTCACTCGGAATCGCCGGGGTTACTACGGCGCTGAACTTGATTCAGGGCGACGCAGCCCAGAAGGCCAAAGAGCAGGAACACCTCAATCAGGTCGCCTTTCAGGGCG